GTTGACAAATTTATAAACACTTCCTTTATACTGACATGGTGGCTCTTCACCACAGCAAGATATGAAATATCCTTCTGGATACTCGTCAACCCATTCTTTACTGTAAGGGCGCACCTCTTTTTTGGTATTTTGAGTGAATTGCCTAGTAAAGAATTTTTCGTTATCCTTATTATCTAATTGTTGCTGTTCTGTATATCTTGATGACAAATATGTTTTTGTACCGTCATCATTTTTGATGTATTCCTCAAGGTCATAAGGATATACAAGACATACATCCCATCCTTTGTTTTCAACTTCATCAATCAAAAAATAATCTGGAACATTATTTCTTTCATCATAAGTTACCCTATTGATATTTTTGATATTGTTAATGTAAGTAAGAATCTCATCGAACTCTCTAGCAAAAACCCTTAATGCCTTTTGCATTTTTTCACCACCGTGAACATATTCTTCTTCGCCACCAACTGTAAATTCACGAGTGTATGTCCAGTCAAAATTTTTGATAGCCTCATGGGTCATTGACCTATAAAGGTTATCAGTAAACAATGCATCATAAAACTCTCCAATTTCTGACAGCCTTTTGGTGTAATCATTGAACCCGTAAGAAGAAGCATCAACATTATAGTCACCATATGTCGTAGGGAATATAAAATCTTCAGTTTCCCTATAATAACCTCTTTCGTTTTCTTTAATAACAGAAAAAACAGCCTTATATTTTGGAGTCGTTTTCCTATCTAATATTAACTTTTCAAAGTTATCGCATTCATTATAGAATGGGGCAATAATTTTTTTCTCGCTTGGTCTTATATGGGTATCAACTGCATTTTTGGAAAGATATATTATTTCATTATTATCACCAATCCAAGCATTAACTATAACAGTATCTGAGGTTACACTAGCCATTTTATATCCTTTGCATGGTGTTGTAAAATAACAATTGATGTCACCACACATCGCGCCATGAGCAATTGTATAGGTTACAGAAGAGGTTGATTCTGGCATTGCGCTACTTACTTGCTCATATGTTCCAAGAGAGCCGTAAACTTTTGTTGTATAACAATCTCCATCTTTTGTAGTTTCTTCAATCCAATATTTAGTAGAATATTCAACGAATTTTTCATGGATTGTTCCACTTTCAAAACTTTTCACTAAACTTTCATAATCTTCCCTACCTTCTTCTGTAATTTCATCGTTTTGATTCTGTAGCCACCAAACCTCGTTATTATCCCTATCAAAATACTGTTTTAAAACTGTTGGCTTTAAATAATTATAATAAAAAGCGTCTGCACCATAAATACTATCTAGTATAACCTCATATTTGACTACTTTAACAAAATTTTTTGTTTCCCATGATTTGATAACATTGTCATCTTGTGGTTCATCGTCTCCTTGTATAATCCGATAATTTTTATACCCATTGTTGGCAAAATATTTTATTTCTTTGCCCTCCAAAGGTTTTTTGATAGAATGAATATCAATGCCAAAAGGATTATCTACATAAAGTTCAGAATCGTCTATTACGATTTTGCTATCACAATTATCGCAATGAGTAAAGTTTCCACCATCAACAGTTATTGGTTTACAAGTTCCTTCATATTTTGGCTCGCCAAATAGAACTCTCTCTTCAATCTTTTCAAAATCAACTGTTATTGCAGATGTATAATAGGCATTTTCACTAGTTCCATAAAGTTCTCCTGGAAATCTTTGCAAAATGTCATTAATTGATGCTCTAAACATTTCACTCAAAGACCCATAATATGCAAAATCACAAAAATCATAATAATCTTGTTTGAGGACAATCTTTACATCATTCTGGTCTTCAAACTCACTAGTCATTCCACTTATAGTCTCAAGAGTCCAAGTATCGCCACTTTCGTTTTCCTTCCATTTAGACTGGTTGTACTGATTTGAGATTTTACCATCATTTCTAACTGTAATAATAAAATTACTACTTTTATAGATTGGAATTTGTCCAGGAGAGAACTGATTGACACCTCCAATTGTAGTGATGTCACGTTCCCATATAGTACCATCCTCTATCTCTTGGTGCTTTTTTTTCAGTACATAATTTGAATGCGATTTTATTAAAGCCATTTGTTTATTCTATTTTATCTGTAATTGTTTGACTAAAATCAATACTATTTTTTTTGTTTTCTTTAACCTCATAAACTGGTTTCCCAGTATACTGGTCTTTAAGTGTAAAATGCTCTGCTTGATGATATATCTCGTTCTCGTTGTTAAATGTTGTAACAAGACCATTATCCAAGTCTCTAAGTTGACTGTTCTCCAACATATAACTGATTGTATCAGCATCGTGGGTTGTCATTTCAATGTCCAACTGTATTGGTTCAAAAAATGTATTAACCAAAAGAATTTTTTGTGTAGGCTTTCCTATATAAGGAAGTGCATTGTTTTTGAACGTAGGCGCTGACGAAGGAGATACAGTTACGAATATCAAACTAGAACTATCCTCATAACGGTATGTATAGGATTTGTCGCTAGATGAATTTGGAGCACTAACGACTGGTTCGCACTTATTATTAGATGTGATAATCCTATAATAATCTTGTCTATTACCGTTTTCATCTAAATAAATTATTCTATATCCCACCAACTCATTGTTTTTCCTAGCTTTTGTTCTAATGCTAGAATTTTGTATTTGCATGGTATCTAACACCAAACCCCTAACATTTGGAAATGCTGTTAGATTCCCTACGTCAGTAATGACCGCTTCTATTTCTTTTGGTTTGATGTACACAGTATAAAAGCCTTTTTTATTGAACGCACTAAGAGGTAGTTGAAGGTTATACATTCCCTCAACATATTCATCAACATCGTTATCTTCCATTTCTCTTTTTGCTTGTGTCAATATACTAGAATCCAAATGCATAAATTTAGCGTTTGTGATTGAGTCATAGCTTCTAGTTTCGTGATAGCAATAAGATATATCAACTAAATTTGGGATGTCAACATTGGCTATATTTATAGGGATTGTGGTCCCATATGCTCCGACACTCATATTGTTTTATTATTTAATTTATTATTTTCTTTAACTATCCATTATTTTGAAGAAATTGTTCCCGTACTGCTCTAATGCCTCTAGGCTTGCTACCTCGCCAAGCTTCAAATGTTTTTCAAAAGCAGCATTTATGCCCCTGTCTATATAAATATCAGAGTCCACATTTTCCATTGAAGAAATACCAAACCTATATTCTTCTCTAAATACTGGCAAAACTTGCATACCATTGTGCTCTTCCATATCTTCTTGGCTATTAAAAGTATCTGTATTCCCACTAAATATGTTTATATTAAACCTAAAATCTGCCATAGAAACACTATAAGATGAATCATACTGGGAATCATCCACATGCTCCATTATTTGCGTTAGTTTGTAAACATAAATTGGATAGCTAACAGAATGGTTGCATACGTCATTTATTCTTGAAGGCACTACAGAATCAAGGTTTTTAGGCTTTTTGAGATAGTATTCTCTATTCTCCTTAACAAATTGTACAGTTTCCTTATATTCTACCCCATAATTGTTTCTATTAGGTTCATAGCATAAATTATAGTTTTCATCTTTTTTTCTTCTAAGGGTAGCACCAATATAATATGTTATGTCACAGAATATATCATCGTAAAAACTATACATCACTTCTTCGTCTTTCTCCAATTCCTCTTTTGCCATTGTTGATGCGGAAATTGCACTTAATGATGTATAACCGCTAACTTTTTCGCCATTCATCTTAATTGTATAGGTATCGCCACTTTCTAAAACCACATCTACAATAGTTTCTTTCGGAATCGTTTCGTCAGTTTCCTTATAGTAAAATGTCATTCTAGTTATTATATCACCAATGAAATAGTTTTTATCGTCAACAATATCATCTAAATCTTCTTCAGTCAATGAGAATCTTGAAATATTTGCTGTATTTCCAACTTGATATAACAGTTCCAATACAGTTCCTTCTGGTGGTTGATGATTATATATTGTATCACTATTGATTTCATATATACCATCAATGTCATTTCCCACATCATCTGTAAGAACATTGTAAAGTCTCAAATCAGACAACTTAGATATGGTTCTACCATTTATTTCATTAGCTGAATACAAATTAACTTCAAATGGACAATTTACATTTATGAAAGGTTTACCGTCAAAATATTCTGTGCTGCTGCTAACAACCGCAACATCATTAGGAACTACATCCATAGTTTCGCCACTTATTATTTTTTCGTCATCCTTATATGTAACATAAATTATGTTGTTTAGATTATCGGTAGTGTATGCGCTAATTCTGAAAAAAAACGTTTCATTTATTGTTATATCTGTGTCGGTAGAAGAAGATAAATTATAAGCATTGTCATTATAATAAATGTAATAAATTTTTTCACCGTTTAACTTATTCCTATCGAAAGAAATATAATCATTAAAGTTGAAAGTCCTACCACTACAATTTATTTCTGTTGAACTAGAATTTGGTTTCTTGAAAAACGGAAAATAGAATTTGTTTTTTGGCTCATAAAACTCTGCATATATCTTTTCTCCATTGATGAAGGTATATGGCGTATTAGTACCTTTCTCTCGGAAAATCATATATTTTTTATTTCCTAAGTATTTGTTTGCCTTGTCATATGTGGCATATTCAATCTCATTTATTGGGTATAAATCGCCATCAATTAATATCCACCCGTTTTCTCTAGTCGTTAAAAGATATTTTTTGGACATCTGAGATTCCAAATCTCTTTCCGCTTCCTCGTAATTAGAAGCTGATGATGTATATTTCACGTTTTCATCATCATATGCGAAATAGGTAATAGCAGATACATAGAAATCATTTTTGTAACTATACTTTACACCATCATCCCACTCATATTTTTGATTTACATAATAATCTGTATAGTCAGTCCATCCGCTTATTTGGATGTCTCTACTGCCACACTTAGGGCATCTACCATAAAACACACCTTCATAGCCACAAGTATTACAATATGAAACATATTTCTCCATATAATCTGGATTAAACGTATAGCCACTACCATCATATAAAATAACTGAATGCCCATCAATGGTGCTAATTGTACTAGTTAAAGTGTTTTCATTATCTCCGTAATGTGCAGTCCTATAATCCTTTCCAAGCTCATATTCTTTAGAAAATATACTGAATTCTCCCAAATCATCAATAGAAACTTGTAGTTCAGTAGGTAAAATTACTGTTGGAATAAAACAATCGGTGCTACCGCTGATTATGCTTGAATTTTCAACAATTTTATCTTGAACGTTATTGAACCATTCAGACATTGCAGAATATATACGCTCGCCACCTCTGTTGAAATACTCTTCGCAATCACAGCAATCTGTAATGGCACTTGATTTGCAATCCCAAGAATCTAATTCTCCATTTTCCCCCTTTTTAAATGCGCTCTCATAACCTTTAATGATTCTTTCCTTAAACCAAGCCATCCATTTAATCACATCAGGATAAAATAACTTATCCCTTTTCCAATAGTCTTTGTATTTCATTGGTATTATAAAAGAAGGAACAACGTTATCACAAATCCATTTGAAAAAACCAACATCATACACATCGACCATTGCCATTCTATCAGTATTCTCTTCGTCATGAGCTTCTTCAGGAGTTTTTGGTAAATATTCAGATGTATCTTTGTTAAAAACTAAAACTTCAACTATTCCTCCCTTTTCGGCAAACTCATTGTCCAAATCCAAATATGTTTGCTTATCCGTTCCATATATCATTTGATTGGCATATTTAGTACCACTTTCATAATTGTAATAATCTTCAGCACTAGTATACACCCTATCACAATGGCTATACTGCTTCAATAAATTATAATATTCATTAAAAAAATGATACCATTTACTTAGGTTTTCAAATGACAAAACAAATTCACATAATTCATCATATGGAGAGTTGCCATAACAATGACAACCGTCTGTAACTGTGTATTCTGAATAAGTGTGACTAGAATAAGGCTTTGGATAAACAACAATATTCACTGGTATCATACCCCAATTACTAGTATATTGCCACTCCCTATTAGTCAATGATTCCTTATCAAATAGATAAAAATCGTTGTCTTTATAAGCTGGCCATACACTAGGCAACCTAGATGTCATCGGTTCTAAAGATATTTGTTTTTGTATTGTTCTCATTCCACTTCGTAATTAAATGCTTTTATATCAAACTGCTTTCTATTAACATTGACAATTGCCCTAATTTGCTGGTTTCTCCTAATATTAACTAACTCTTCTTCTGTTGGATGCTGCGACTCATTCATTATCTTCATTTCAAATAAATTAAGATTGAGCACACCATTTTCATCTTGTTTTACATACCTATCGTCAAACACATATCCATACTCTTTTCTATCAAAGTCATAAACTGCATATAAAGGTATATATGTCTGGGCATATACATATGACAGTGGTATGCCTTGTTTAAGTTCTGCTAAATCGTCGATTCCAGTTATGCTATTCGTAGAAGTACTTGTAAATTTCAATGCATGCTCTGGATACATTTTATTATAAGCAGTTCCACCACTGTCTGTCGTGTTGCCACTCCAATGCATAGGTATAAGGAACGGTATTGTTTTACCAATTCCAGCATGGTTAAATTCAATTTTCATATAAATAGGTTTCGGGTGAAGTTTTTCAGCGTATTCCCTAAAAATATAAATGTAAAAGCCCTCAGAAGATGTATCTGTTACATACTTATTGTCAACTACAAGCCTAGAACTTATCCTATGCTCGTCTGTACTCATGTTTACATTATCGCCATCCACTTCATAGCTATCATAATTAATTCTATCGCTAGTCAACCCCAAATATTCAGTTTTAACATCAATTTTGTTGGTTTTGTAAATGTTTTCCTCAGAAGTGACATCTGTCTTAGAAGATAAAATAAATCCTGTGGTTTCATCTTTCTCAAATATAGGTTCAGAAACAGAACCATATTCTCTTTCATACTTTTTTGAATTGTCAATAAACCTTTTAAACAATTTATGTTCATCAACAAATATACAAGATGTTGCCAACAATGATTGTGTTTGCGGGTCGGTACTATCGTAAAATGATAATCTAGCAAATGATTTAGCGACATTAGACCTTTGATAAAATATGTCATCATTAGTGAAATATAATAGCCCCATTAAGTCTGAAGCCTCCATCAATGTCTGGCCGCTTTCTTCTCTTTTTTCTCTTAAAATATCACAATACGGATGAAAATCGGTTATAAACCAGTTATCCGTTGTTGCGCTAGTATCATATGTTACATCGCCATCGTTTACTCTCCAAGAATCCAAATTTCTACTTCTGAAATGGAAATTCAAATTTATCTTGTATATCGGTTTGAAAATCGTTGAAGAACCTCGATACATTTTATCTTCTCCATCGGTATATTCATGAATGTTTGTTCTGTCCTCGTTCTCATAATACCCATAGACAAATTTTGGCAGATAAACGTCTTTCTCCATATCAACTATTGGATTGATAGCCTTTTCTTTTTCTGCCTCAAAAAAATCACGTGTCACTATATCATCTTGCATCGTGTTATTAGCAACGTCCATTCTCAATGATAAAGGAATATGAATATATCCGTTTTTAACAAATATAGTTAAATCATTGAACAAATCATAATAATCGTCACTAGACGTAGGCGTATTGTTCCTTAAAAATGGTAGATTACTTGTTATTGATTTATCTCCAAAAATTTTATTCTCGACATACAATGTGTAGGAATTTTGATTACTTACCACATTATTGCATATTTCATTAGTAATCATTCTCTTGAACTCATCCGTAAACTCAGTAATATTAACGTATGGTTCGCATATATATGTAGAATTACCTATTTTTTCTATAATGTTAAATGTATATTTTCTTGGTGTATCAATTGATGCGTATTTGTAAAGGATTTCTTCATCATCAGGTTCTGTATTTGCGCTAACTTCCCTTATGATATATTTTTTATTATCTATAATAATTCCATCATACGGTTTAATACTATATATCGCCTCTGTTGCTGCTGTAGATGTGCCACTAATTATTTTACCGTAACGTTTTAAAGTTCCACTTGAATATTTTCCATCATCAATTGTTTTAATAAGCATAGGCACTTTTTCTTCGCCTATCGTAACCAAACAGTTTTCATCAACTGTTTTTCCGTTTATATAATCAATGTCATATTCATTATCGTTTATGATTACTTTATCTAATAAATTTTTTTGTACTAGATATTTTCTAGAATTAAATATGGCATATTCTTCATTTTCCCCACCATAAGAATTAGAGTTATATACAATAGATTCGTGTTTTTCATCCAAATTATTTTCAAACATGATTTGTTCTCCAAGTTGTAGTGGAGAATGAATATTGTTAAGATAAACTATTATCTCATTACCATCATTTGCATTTAGAACATCGTGCTCAACTGTAAAATACGTTTTTTCTTCGTCTATATAAATGAATGCAATAGCATTTTTTAAGTCATTCATATTATATACTCTATGCGATAAAATATTATCAGAATTAATTAAAAATTCGTCATTATGATAATTTTCATAATCAATTCTTGATGCTTCATCTATAAATTCGTCAGCAAAATATAAAGGATATTCTTTTGTTGCTAAATTGTCGATTCTGTCTTCAGTTTTAGCACTTATAACATACAATGGTATTTCACATACAAATTGATATGAATCATCAGAGTATTTTTGCTTCACGTTACAATAATGGTCTTTGTACTTGACATAGTAAAAATACCTAGCAAAAGTAATTCTATTGAATCTTTCCTCTTGTCTATCGTTTTTAGTTAATTTGATTTTAGTGACTTCTTCATACATAGTAGAGGAAGAATATGGATGGAACTCAATGTCTTTGCACCTTGTAATAACTGAAGGGTCTAATGCGTCACCAGTTTCTTTATACTTTAGTATTCCATTATCACCTTCGTTTACGTCATATACATATACGCCTCCATCTATTTCAACTTCTCCATCCTCAATCCAATATACAGTATCTATTTTAATTGGATTTGCCGTTTTTCCACTTTCAACTTTAATGGTCTCAAGAATAGCAGACGATGCTTCATCGTAATTTAAAAGATTGTTAATTGTATATCCAGATTTATCTTCGTTTGGAAACTTGCCCCAATAAAAAAATTTGTCTTTATTAACAATATATTGATAATCAATCGTCTCTCCGTTTTTTACGATTGAATAATCAATGGTTGAACTTGTGAATACATCGTATTCCTTTTCTTTTACAATGACATATCCTTGCCTTTTAACGTTTTTGCATTCAACGTTAAGAGTACTATCTGTATTGTTAATGCTATTTGTTGATGCTAGTCTTTCAAATTTTTCAAGATGATAACTAGGTTCAGTTACCCCAGTAATATATGAAAGGTCTGGAGAGAGATATTTCTCTTTCCAAACCAATTCATTTCTTTTAATGCTATTATCGCTTAATTTAATTTTGTATTTTAACATTCTATATCTGCTTCCTTAATGTAGTTATCTTCTTTTGTCATATCTGTTATATTACCCTCAATGTCTGTAGTATTATACAAATGATAATTATTGTATGGGTCTTGTCTTCTGACAAACAAATCAATTCTTCTATTGACGTAAAACGCACCATTCGTAAACGGATATTCCTCTACCGAATCATCGCTTTTGTTAAAGCCATTATTAAGCACATTTCTCCAGATTATTCTGCAAGTGCCATCTTTTAAAATTCTCGCATAAGAAGGAACGTCTAAATTATCCATTTTAAATAATTTGAAACTTTGAACTTTAATTGATTCCATTGGCTTTTGCGTTGACAATTCCTCTATGGCGGTTTCTGTTCCTTCTGAATTCGCATATAATATATTCGTTAGTTTATTGGTTTTTTCGTCATAAACTTTGCAAGTAAATGTTCTATAATTATCTGTTTTCCCACTAACTGCAATAAGTTTATAATACCTATCCCTTATTGTATCATATAACATTGCTTTATCGCCATCGCTGAGAAAATGCTGCTGCAAAGTAACGAATGTATATAGTCCTTCATCTTGTCCTTCTTTTTTGAATTGCCTTATCGTTAAGAAATCTGGCATTATTGTTTGAACTTTATCAAACGTTTTAATCGGTATTTCATAATGTGGATTGTAATAATATCCTTCTGGTAGTCTAGCACAACCTTGTCTTGTTATTGTTTCAATTGAATATTCATCGCCAGCATCATAATCATCAGTTTCGATTTCATCATACACATATGTTTCAAAATATTTTTCGGTCTTTTCGCTGTTGGATTCAAGTTCTCTTTGTGCAGTGTTAAATCTATGATTAATATATTGAATATGTCTTTCTATTGCATTATAATTGTCATAGTAGCACAAATCGCCATAAAAATTCTTATCAATATCATACCATATTTCCCAATTATCAACCTCAACTTGTACATTGGTTAAAGAGTTATACGTTCTACCACTTGGAGCATTGCCATTAATTTTGTTTACATTATACCCAACGTTTGATTCTAAATTGTTTATTCTAACTATATTTTGAATAGAACTGTCATATATTGTTTCATCAGATGTTCTAATACCGCAAGTAATTGGACCAAAACAATGAGAAAACTCAATATTTTCAAATTCCTTGTTTATGGCTTTTTCTTCCCAATTATCTAATTGACCTTTCCAACCATACCATTCTTTATAACCTTTATTGTTTTTTATTATGGTCAAATACAAACTTGTTAATGGTCTTCCAAGATTATCGTGTATATTAGAAATGTCGATGTCATCGGTAAATACAAGTTCTCCAACCTCGTCTGTGTATATGTTTTTGGCAAACGCCAACCTACTTATATGATTTTCGAAATCATATTTTTTATCTTGATATGTAGATAGCATTGTTTCGCCATTTTCACGCTGCCTATATATTTCATATTCAGATGAAGTGTCACCGCTTGCAAATTTAAAATTAGGCAATTTAGAAAAAATCCTAATGTAGTAATCGCACTCTATATCTCCGTACGTCTTTTTGTATGATATGTTTTGAGCAGTATCATCAAAATTAACGTAACTGTTATTTATTACGTAATACTTGTTATGCGAATTAGAAGGGTCTTTAAAATAATGCCCTTTAGTATCCATTATATATGATTTCCCATCAACTGTGATTGTTGCGCCACCATATTTTTCGTTATCTGCCAAATAAACCCAGTTTTTACTTATTTGTGTGTTTGAGTTAAAAACCATGAAAATATAATCATCAACTATTTCGGCAACTTCTGCATTATCTAAAACCTTTTGGTTTATGGTTTCTTCTGTTTCTGATTCTTTAACTTCTTTTGGCTCTATCAATTGGGTTTCGCTACTGCAATCTGATACGGCTTGATAATCAGATTGCAACATATCGAACATATCTTCAGCCTCTTTTCTATTGTAAAAATAATCACTAATTTTATTGCCGTAACTATCAATCACCCAATATCTTTTAGATGTGAATGTTTTATATATATTAACATAATCTCCTTTGGAAAGCCCATGTTTTGCAATACCATATATAACAAGTTGTGTTGTTCCGTTATCAGCCCTAATGTTTTCATCAAAATATATTGCTTTCAAAGAGTTTAAACCGTCATTTGTCTCAATAATATCCCCAAAAGGCTCGGTTGACGAACTTGGTGTATAAGAAGAACTTGGATAAGTGATACAATAATTCCAATTTTTTTCAATTCTTTTTTGGAAATTATTATATTTTGGAAGAAAAGAATATAAATCACGACCTGGATACATATCAACGAAATCTCCGCTATTCAAATATGAAAGCGGTCTCTCTATTTCCATTGAATCATTTTTTGCAAAATCAGAATAACTTTTAATTTTTGGTCTATTGTAGAATCCAACCCAACCGTTATACTTAGGTATAAGCCTTTCTTCTAAAGTTTTTTCGTAACTTAAAATATCATCATATTCATAAAGATGTAATGTAAGTAATTTAAGATATTCTTTGTCCTCAAGTAGGTTCTCACTTATTGGGAAGTATAATTTTTCAACAACCTTTTTGCTATCTACAGTTCTCATTAAATCTGCGATAGTATTAAATGCTGTATATTCTCCCATATCAACCATAGGGAATCTACATACTGTTTTAAAAGAATTGCTTCTAACTAAATGATTATTGAGAAAATCTAAACCGCAATGATAGATGAAACCAATGTTATTTTTTGATAGTTGCGTATCCCTTATTGCATTCGTTGGATGGTTTATTGCTGATTCAATTACGCCATTAGTATAGTGCGTTGTATCAATAATGTCGGATAATCTTGTGTTTGGTGGTAATTCAAAAACAGAAGTATCGTGTGACTGGTATTTCATATTTCCACTATTCCAAAAACTCATAGTTTTTGGTTTATAAATGACATTATCAAAAGTTGGACTATCTCCAGAAGGATTAAGAGAATAATTAATAAAGGTAACAGCACTACTACCTTCGTTATGTACTATTTCAGTAATACGATTAAAAAGAACATTAGAACATATAGGATTGACTTGACAAGTCAACCTTATTTTATTACATTTTTCCCTTTCTTCCCTATACTGGTCATATTGGCTTATTACCTCGGAAACATCATTCAAAGGTAGAAGTTTTCTCCTACCCTTGAACTGCACGTCTAAGCCCTCACTAGTATTGGAAGACTTTTTACTGTCAAACCCTTGTAAAAATATTTTTGTATCCATATTAGTTTATGCAGAAAACTGTTTTACTTTTAATTCCCTCTTTTTCTGGAAGACTAGCTTGGCTAGATAATGTTATTAAGAAATATGTATCACCATCAAATATTTTGTATGTGAAGTTAGTTGGTGTCTTAGCATATATAGCCATTTTAACTGTTTTTTCACCATTATTGGTCCATTTAGGGTCTTTTAATATACCCATGTTTTGGTTCCATTTAACAATGAATCTTAAATGTTTCCATGTTCCTTCATCATGACTAGATACCTCTACTCCATCTTCAACAAAATATTTATTGTCATAAGAATCAATAAATTCAAAGATATAACCCATGTTTTTATAATCAGCAAATGCATAGTTCTGAATTTCTACAGGAGAAGTACCAGAGAAAGTGTTGAATTTCATTTCAAATGACAACACTTGCGTATACATTTTACCTTGGCCATCTTTTGGCTCTTCTTTAGTTGTAACATCAACAGACTCAACATTTCCTTCTTCGTCTCGTTCAATAGAAGTTCCAGTTGGTTCATTAACTGGCGTAACTGTATCTATTTTTTTATACTCAACATAAGAAAACTTTTCACCACTATCAGATTCAGAAATTGATTTTACTAACAAATGTCTACAATCATATATCTCAGGAAATTCTATAAGTCTAATGTGTCTTGTTAATGTGTCATCATCCTTATAAACATATTCTCTATCAATAAGCATTGTAAACGCATATATCTGTTTTGTTGCTAAATCAATTTTTTCTTTAAAAAATCTTATGTTTGCAAAATCATTATCATTAGAATTTAATGGTTTTCCTTCCTTCCAAAAGAACTTACCTGGAACATCTTTTCCCATTTTTGTTTGGAAACCGCCATCAACTTTAACTCCTTGCGGTGTATATATATCTGTTGTTTCAAATAAATTCCAAAGGCTTGTTGTATCACTTGAAAACGTATAAAACTCAACATCACTAATTGCATCATCTAAAGATTTTCCATCTGCATAAGTACCAAACTCTGATTTTGGATTAGCTGATTTAATATAGGTTAAACCATCAGTCTCGTTAATATATGGCAATACTTTAATTAATTTTGGCGTTTTGGTATATATATCAAAATTTTGGAAAGGTGCATCGTCTTTAAGGTTATAACTAAAATTCAAATTGGCATATTTTGCATCGAACCTTTTCCACCCCTCACAGTCACCTTCTCCACCGTTTCTTATGAACACAATATTACCAAATTCTTTATTTGTTGCGTTTGGTGGAATAAACTTAATTGGCTCTATAAAGTTCAAATTAAAATTAGTTTCCTCTTTTGACTGGGCTTTACATTTAATAAAACCATCATTACCTTTAGATACTTTCATTCCATATGAACACCCTTCATTAGTAAACAAATACTGCAAAGATGGATAAATATTACCAATATCTATAAACCTTTTTGTTGGATATGTTTTCTTTTCCAACACATCTTTTCTATTGAAATCATAATTATAAAGAATGCCAGTTGTATATTCGTATGGATATTGAAACACATAAAATGGGTTATCTAGATTACAAAATCCTCCTATGCCTTTACCGCCTAATTGTGAATTATCCCCATCATTGTTAACATATCTATTCAATCTTTCTTTATTAAATGAAGACCAATAGAAATTCCTTAAGTCAAACCCAGCAAATTCATTAACATAAGGCTCTTTGATAATCTGACGGTTTTCATCTATTTCGTCAATAGTTCCGCCATCAAATCCGAAATGTCTACCGTTATAAACAATATCATGCATTCTAGACCAAACTTGATTCTCTTCATGATTATATAAAGTAACGGCTTCCATATACTTTGACTCACCATATTCATCGGGTGTTGATATATAATCACTAATTCCAACTTCTCTATCGTTTGAATCCGTATGTGTATATTTATCACCGTCTGAATAATAGTAAGAATACTCTAATCGTTTATTAGCTTTTTGGTTTGTCACATCACCAGTAGTATCTGCGGATACAGTTGTGGCAGAAATAATGTTATATTCGTCATCATATGACATTTCAATACCATTATAAGTAAAACCGCTAATTCTTAAAGATTTCCAAGGTCTTTCTTCATTATCCTCAGTATGTAATCTGAAATTTTCCCCAATGATAGGTCCTAAAATAGTTAAGTCATAATCATAACGTCTATCTATATTCAACGCTCTTAGCCAAGGGTTAACAATTCTTTTCTTGGAATCTCCGTAATTAGTCAAATCTTGTTCGCCTTGTTTATAAACTTTTTCGAATGTCTCTATATTTGGACGTTCATCATCAACTCCTAAATATTTCAAGATATTTTGCTGATATGGGCTTATAGATGCAAAATTAGGCTGTCTTAGAATACTTGGTTTTTTTATTAACTGATTTTTTGTTCCAGGAGCATATCCACCATTATGCGTAAACCCAGCAAAATAGTTACCGATTAGCCCCCTATGCCCATTATTAGTTCTTCCATCCATATAAAGACTGCTGAACTCTGGGTCTCCAGTTTTTACCTCACTCACAGAAATTTGTGAATGGCCACTTGCGTTCAATCCGACAACATTAGGATAATTTGTTGGGAATGTAACCATTCCATTATCTTTAAACAAGTATGATTGTCCATTGTTTGCTGCAAGAAACTTTGACTCGTCATCATAATAAGGAGAGATACTCCTAATAAGAACTGGCTGTGTTCCACCAGTAGCCGTAAATTCAAAGTTATTTTGTTCTTCATTACGAATGTAAACGGCATCAGATAGTGCAAACATTGAATTGAATTTCATTTCAAGAATGTTCCTTTTCATTCCTTGCATATGTATATCATCATTGACCCTTATATAATCTTCCCACAAATTCTTATTTTTGTCAGAAGCCTCATTTGGCTCAATGCTAAACATATATGAAGATTCTTGATGTACACCAAACCATCCAGTTATATATATATCAGTACCTCCGTTTATTGGGCTAGTAATTGGATTCAATGAGTAAAATTTACTAAATGTACCATAGTGACCGTTTGCGACAGATGCGTTAACACTATCATTAACACTACCAATCATAAACACAGTAGGCATCGTGTTTAAGAACGTGTTGAAATTATCAGCGTTATAGATAGTGATAATCGTACTGCTTGCATTATCCAATGCTAGTTGAGTACAACTTGGGCATCCTTGTATGATGGTTGCCACAAACGAATTTGGTTGATAAACGAAGAATGACACTTTTTTTCCCTTATTAGTGTCGGCATCGTCTATATCATTAACTCCAAGCATTACTAGCCTCCTATTTGCTTCACTAATAACCATATTACTAGCTGCACCTTGTGCGGAAGCAATATCATTTGATTTATCGCACATGCAATTTTTAGTTTCTCTATCTATATGGTTTTCATCCCATTCCATTGACTTGATGCCAAAATATGCAATAACAGTACTAGATACATCGCTATGTCCTGTTATACAGATTGTATATCCGCTATCTTTTGAATAATTGGTATAACTAGCATTATCAATTACACAATCATATCCGTCAACAGTAAAGCCAGTGATGTCTATGATGCCATAATAACGGTTATCTTCATGACATATATAATCTATTCTAGTTGCGGCAGAACTATAGAACTTAGCACTTAGGTGTGTTGTTTTATATTCGCCACTGATTTTAGGCATATCTAACGCTATTTTTTCTGTAATACTTCTGCCATCAGAGTCGGTTAAAGTTAAATAATACATTTGATTTGTCAAGCCACTGCTCTTATAAGGTTCTATATCTACAGATTTTTCTTCTCTTTGGTAAAGAATCGTTCCATTTCTGTTCGCTTGAGGTTTGGATGTTCCACTTTCAAAATGTCCTCCAATGATAAAATCACGAGTTGTCATACCAGACTCACTAACAACAAGAGTATCTTTTTCATCGTATAAAGTATAACTAAAAGGAACTCTAATATCATCAGCATTAACCCTTATAAAAGCATAACCATCTAAAGGATTGTCGTATACTTCTGGGCAATAAGACCTTGGTCGCGTATCCAAGAACATACTGAATGGTCTCTTATCGTTTTGGAAACATTCTGCATAAAACATTTCATTGAATTTATCAATTGCCGTGCTACCTTTTTTAATACCAAAATAAAAATAAAATGAGTTATTATATAATGGCATATAATATGCGTTTCCATCGCCAGTACAATTTGGGTCTATTGCATCAGGAACTTTATAGAAATGTCTAACTCTACGTTCACTGTTTTTACTAAAATCATCATTTTTTTCAGCACCTAACCTAAATGTAACATATGAGTTGTCATCCTTCTCATCGTACATCGGTTGTTTAAACCCATTTTTATACCTAGTCATAAACACTTGTTGTCTACCGTCAAAATCAACTGGATAGATATATTTGAATTTAGGTATTAAATAATTAGTGTTTTCATCTGGAACTTGTGTGGTATATCCTGATATAGACTCTTGATATGTTTGTGGTATAAAACCTATATGGTTCATGGTGGCAAACATAGCCCTGTTTTCCATATCGTCTAATTCCAATTTAGTAATAAAACCATCTGCTTTAATCTGCCCACTTTTTATTTTAGATTCTTTATCGTGCGCATATCTCATTGTATATGATGAATCCAAAGACACACCAAGTTCACTAAGACGTTCAACATTAATGCATGATTTAGCTTTTGTATCTGCAAATGTGCAGCCCAAATCCATAAATAAGCCTTGCCTATATCTAGGAGAATCATCTTCAGATATTCTTGCTCTACGCCAGTCCATACCAGTTACAACAGTATTTCCACTTTCCTCCGTATCTGTTGATGCATCATATTGGTTATTATCAGTATCTTTTCCATCTTCGCCTTCTTCCTCCTCAATTGTCGCAATTGCTGGTATATTAGCGGTTGTAGATGGCAAACACTTAAAAAATTGAGGTATGCCGTACAAATTATTTTCGATTAAATTACCTAGCAAAATAATATCAGTTGCATATAATCTAACAGCATAAAAATTTTCAGGTCTTTCAGCCAATGTTTGTTTTGAATTAGCATTGTTACTTGTTGCTTGTAAAGCAGCATAGTAATATACAGTTAAATCATCTTTGTTAACGAAAGGACGTATTAAACCCCTCCTATATCTAACTTGTTCAGCCCTATTTTTATGCCATCTTTTTTCCCCTTCATTCGCAATTTTTCCATCGACTTCAAGGGTGTTATCCTCATAAGGTATTTCACAAGTAACATAAGTTTTTAAACGTGAATAACTATCAGTCTCGCATGAACAAAAATCGTTTTTAGCACTACTCCTAAATAGTCCTAATACATCAAACCAATAACTTCTTTTTTTCCTTTTCCTCCAATACCATAAAGGCATATAAAGAGTTCCGTTAATCCAGTCTTGGTACAAGTCTAATTTAATTATTTTAAACTCTTGGGCTAAATTTCTTTGTATCCTATCCATATATTCGCCCCTACTCTTGCTTTTTTCACAATCTCCTTCCATTTCTTCAGGACAATCGCCAAAACCATCACACCAACAACCAGGATAGAATGCTGTATTACCTTCATTAATACCAGCTGAAAGTGGTATGCATTCAAGATATTTAATAAGCCAGTCGAGTGTTGGAATTGCCATGCCTACCACTGGTATTTTCTTTATGATTTTTAATATTTTATTAATGGTATTTATGATGGTATATACAACGCATAATAACGCATTGATAATGAATATTATAAGAGAAATCAAAGTAATCAAAATACATATAAGCATATATGTAAATGGAACGTCAATACGAAGTTTGTTGAATGGTATTGGGTTTTGGTCATCGGCTAGATTAGAACCTTTCAATGCGCCATAGTTTTTTGAATATGCCCTATGAGCAACTTGTACTTTAGGAATATAGTTTTTAACGCTATATACATTATTCCAATAAAGGTCACGGAAACAATGGTCTGGCGTTGCAGAACCAAAGTTATACATTTTTTCAATCTCAGCACCAGGTGTGTTTATTACTGGCACTATACCGTTTCTACTATTTGTTCCAAGACCACCGATTGTTGTACCGCTTTCAACAAATATAGGATTCATTGGCACAAGATATTTAGCAGTATGCCTTGAGAACCCTTCGTCAGCCGTTTCGTTTTTACTAATTCTAAATCTCACTTGAGTTCTAGTAGGAATACCCTTTGTTGGGTTATCAGTAGGAACTACGTTACCATATTCGTCAGTTCCAATATAGTCTAGATTCATTGGTATCTGATAGCACCATACCCCATTTTCATCAATTAACTGATTTCCTTGTATCTGGTATTCCTCCACCAAACCATCAACAGTTCTACGAATCATTTCAATAGTTCCGCTACCACCTATAAGTTGATTGTTCATACCATTATCAATGTCTGGAGCACATTTATGACCAATAGAATGACCCTCATTATCAGAAATAATTGAACCCATGAACACACAAGTAGGTTCAAATTTATACTGAATTTGAATATCGGCACGAGTTATAGAGGCAATACCATTATCTGCATCACCCCAGAAAGGATAAACAAACACGCTCCTATTCTGCGAAAATATTTGAGCAAGACCATCTAAATTTGTGCTTTCTTTAAACTGGTTTGGGCTATCAAACATCGTTAAATTATAGCCTTTATACTCAAAATCACGCGGTTTTTGTGAAAGAACGCCAATATCTGATAGGTCAATATCAACATGAACTGTAACACTTCCAGTAGGTACACCAAATATCATATAGTCACCCGCATTATTGGTAACTGTAGTATATTTGTAATATTTTTCATATATTTCAAGTTGTATGTCATCATCAAGCATGAGGCGTTTGTTTGGAAATGTACCAACGACCCTATAGCAGTCATCATCACTATAATCTGGTAATATATTATACCTTCTTCCTTCTTTATCTTTTGTTGAAACCTCACTATATGGATACAATGCCTCCATGTCAGTGGAATCATTAGTGTCTCGCTCAATAAAAATAGATACCTTTGCATTTGGGATACCAAATGCATCATTAGCAAGAACCCTTCCAATTATGACACCATAATTGGAAGAGTGTAGTCTATAAGCGTCTTTTTGCCTAAGTTTTAACGATAATACCTCAAGAAAATCAAAATCTTGTTGCATATTAACTTTAAGCAAAGTGTCGCTTATTATGTTTGTGTGTATTCTAAAACTTTTATCCATATATTACTCTTTTAGATATTTACCTAAAAAATCAGGTAAAACAATTGCTTTATTTTTACTAAAAAACATTTTATAAATTGCGACAACAATTACAATCGGAACTAATATTATCGCTATCGCTAGCATAATCAAAAAACCAATTGTTTTTAAACCAATAGTATAAATTTTGTCAAACCAAGTCTGTTCTATTGGCTCTCCATATTTAGTTTCAATAGCAATTTTTTTCTTACAATTACAAGCCATAACATT